ATATTTTTTCTTAAATTACCAGTATCAATCGGCGCCTCCATATGTGCTTTTTCTCTTGCAATAGTCACCATCGCATCCATCATCCTATATTTAACATCAGCCACAATATCAGGCGCTTGACGTAGCTTTTCTTTAAACTCTTCAAATCCTTTAAGTTCTATTTCAACCTGATAACCTGATGGCATATTTTTTTCAAGTTTTTACGGCAACGCCACTATTGAAAATATGACCTAAGACGTACGACTTTTGAGCGTTACCTCTAACTATTAATTGATCATTTACTGATAGTCCACTTGTTTGAGGATCTAAAACAATGATTTTATCCCCTGGTCTTATCCAATCAACTTGATCCATTATCATAAAAGAATAAGATTGACCAACTGGCACCTCATACATTACCGCCGTTTCATTTGATGCTGGTTCAATTAAAATGTAAACATTAGTTGCTAAATCTTGATAGTTTTTATTATTCTCATCACCGGTTAATCTTTGAATTTTTACAATACAGTTTTGCCTTATCATACAAGCACTTTTTTATAAGTTTTAATTAATTGCTGAATGTATTCTGGGATTGGCTCTTGATTGAAAGAAATTGATAAACCAGCAAAATTAAATGAAGAGACGTTTTTACCCCCATATTCTTTTTGAGTAAATATCTGAGCCACCCATTGTTTTATTCCAAGTGCCAAATCCTCACCCCAAAACTTCTCAATGCTATAAGCAATTTTTAAAGCTTGACGATTATATGTTGATTGAGGAATGATTAAAAAAACAATACTATCACGATAAACGAAAAAGTCTTTGTTTAACTCATAAAGATTAGCCCCTCCACCTTTTATATAAACATCTTGATTGCCAATGGTTATTTTTGCCACTTCTTTTACCGGAAAGTTGTGAAAGTAGTATTTGTCTAATCCTGCATCAAATGTTTCCTCATAAAAATCCGAGCCTAAATCATATTTAAAATTCCTTCGGCATTTTTGGGCGATAAAAAGTTCAATTGAGAAAATTAATGCAATGACAATACTTTGTTCGGTGGTGTTTAGTGTTTTTCCCAAAAAATCCGCAACCGCCTGTGCGGTTACTCCTGAATAGCCACTATAATAGAGAGTTGCATCTTTGTTTGCCATAACATATTTTTATTATTATTTTTATTATTCTGATTTATTTTTACTCTCTTCATCTGAAATCATTGCGTTTTTAGCTTCATCGACAATCTTAGTTTTTTCTTTTTTTTCTTCCTCTAAGATTACCGCCGATGAACCTAAAGCTTGCGCTTTTTCTTTAGGTACGTTGTACTTTTTTCCTTTCTCGTATCTTACCCCCTCAAAAATAGTTGTTTCAATCATTTTTATTCTCATATTTTTTTAAAAAACTTTTAACATCTTAGGCCACCTCCCATCCCTAAGATGGCCTAGGATGTTGGCCGGCGGTATTTGCCTAACTTATCTTTTTCGTTAGGCATTGCCGCTCACCCTACGGCCATCGGTTTAAACTTATGACGCTGCTGTTTTGATCCAGGCAAATGCTTTGCTTGGTTCAGCCAGCTGGATGTCTACAGACTCCGTCACTTTGATCGCCACCATCTCCTGTTCAAAGGAGTTGATAAGCGTTGATCCGTTTGTATCGGTGATGGTTGCCACATCTGACACGTCTAAGGTGTAGACGTTTTCATCACCAAATAAAACGTAATCAAAGTTGACAAGAGATATAAACTTTTTGCCAGCCTGACTGCCTTCGGTGGTTTTAGGCATATAAGAACGAGTCTCATATGCTATATCCCATAAAGTTTTTGGGATAACGCTACCGAAGCCCCCAAGCAAGAACCCTTGAGGATCAGTGCCAACGACCGCTCTTTTTCTTCGAAGAGCGTTTAAAACGGATAAGGACATTACCCATTTCATTTTTTCGTTGACAGCCTCTTCAGCAACCAAGTCGATTGCGTCTAAAAGATCCTCGGGTTCAACCTTTACATAGGTGGTTTTTCCAGTTCCTAAAGTGACACCAGGAACTGAAGCATGCTGGAAAACTCCCTCACCGGATGCCAGACCCAAAATCGCCCATTTATCTTCGAGTTTTGCGATAGCTTCAGCGGCCAAAGCGTTAAGCGCATCAACCAATTGAATGCTCGCATTTCGAAGTAGGCGTTTGGAAACAGGAATAATTACGCCAACAGTTTTAGTTCTTAGTTGGACGTTTCCTGTTGCTGGCTGAGATGAGTTGATTTTTGTGCCTTCATCTACTCTATAAGAAGTTACGCTTGATAGAGTGGGCACGTTTTCGTTACCACCTTGCATCGGCCATTTGCGAGCATATTGGCGAACCAACCCTGCCTTCTCAGCTAATCTTACGATTTCTGAAGAAACATAAGTTGGGACCAACTCAGCACCACTACCACTGGTGCCTGAAGATAAAGCTTTTGCTTTAGCTTCATCTCTTAAGAATTTAGCTCGCAAATATTCGGCCGCAGCCTGTTTTTGCTCGAGAACTTCAGCATTAGCGCTTTCGCCGCCGAAGATATTTTTTCTTCGAGGAAGTTCAGCCAACACCTTTTCGGTAATTGCCGGTGCTACGGTTTCAATAACCTTTTGGCTTAATTCCTCAAAGGCTTTTTTTTCTTCTTCCATGTTTATTTTTCACCCCCTTTCCCTTCGGAACTACTAACTTTTAATAGCGAATTTAAAATTTTTAGAGACAACCCAGTATATTTATCACTTTTTCTCATTTCTTTTCTCATCTTATAAAGAAGCTTAACTGCGTCTTCAGATAGTTCGTCATCTTTTACTCGAATAATTTTTTCAACCACTTTTTCCTCAACCACTTTATATTTCAAAAACATTTCTTCTAATAAGCTTTTTAATGTTTCTTTAAGATTGGTTATCTCATCAGCTTGTTTTTTAATCTTTACTAAATATTCTTTTTTTAGTTCCAAGACTTCACCGCAATCAATTAATCCTTTTTGATCTAATTCAAAAAGTTCTTCGTTTGTATATTCCTTAAACTCTGGCGCTTCTTTCTCAAATTCCTTATAATGTTTGGCTAGATGATTGTATACCCCTTTGCGATCTTCAGCCGGTATGTTTGTTCCGCCTCTAGCACCAAGTAAAGCCCCCATTGCTGCTTTTACTCCTGACCAAACCGTTACCAATTTCCCATCTTTTACATAGTGATGGGGAAGTTTATAAGAACCAAAGTTTTCTTTATCTTTCTCATCAAACCAACCAAAACCTTTTTTATACTTTCCCCAGTCAATTTTGTCTTTATCACCTGATCCATCAGATGAAGCCCATTCTGCTAATTGTTTTCTTGCTTTATCTCCATCCCAAGAGGATGACTTATCTTTCTCATAAGATTCAAATGGAACCGCTCCTTTATATTGAGCTTCATCAAGTGATTTCTCTAAAAATAAAAATCTTGATTGAACGTCGTTGTTTATCAAGGCTTCAGGATTAGCTGGGACAGCGACAAACGATATTTCCAAAAGTTCAGCCTCCATAATGGTATATGGGTCCTGACCGGAAACACCATATTTAGTTGGAATAAAACCAACTGAGACTGTGTTTAAAAATCCATTTTCGATCAAATAAAAAACCTCTCTTCCTTCTTGAGTATCGGCAATTTGAATATAGGCCTGAAGTTTTTTATCCTCAACCCAAACTTTAACTGCTTTTCCAATTGGAAGTGATCGATAATCATGAGCAATTAAAACCACTGGATTTTTTTTAAAGTTATCTAACAACCACCCTTGAGGATTAACTGATTCACCATGCCGGTCAATAACACCAGTTGAAGCAATTACATAAACGATTTTTTCGTCTTTGTTAACAACAGCTTTGCAAGTTGCTGATGTAAATAGTTTATTTTTCATATAAATATTGTATGGACAACTATTATTTTTTTTTCTTTTTAGGTTTTTTCATCTAAAGTTGGAATAGATGAGCACCGACATTGAATATGAGCTGGAGGATGAGTGTGACCACTTGGAAACTCTTCTCCAAGCCCAACAACTTGTAAATGGTTTTTCATACACACAGGGCAAGTTCGCTCATCAGCAGCGGCGATCCATTTAAGATTTTTTACCGTTCCTGATTGCAAATAACTTTGATATTCTGTCTCTGAATAAGCAGTAAAAAGTTCAGTTCTTACTATTCTTTCAACCCGCCAATATCTTTCATCATCAATTACTTGTGCTACTTCTTCTCTTATTTTGTCTATGTCAAAAACATCATTAGCTAAATTTCTGGCAATTACTTCTCTTGCTCGGTTGTATAGTGTTTGATCAACTTGTGAGGCTGATGTTTCTATTCTTTTTTTTAACCAGTCAATAACCTTTTTATATGCTGAATCAGTCATTCGTTGAATACCGTAAATTTGAATAAGATGTTCAATTGCCGCCTGAGTCGCTTGAACGCCTAAATCAAAAGTAATTGTGGTAAAAAGTTTTTTCCACTCAGTTGTGTCTGGGTAAATATTGCCAATTATTTCATCAATCAATGGATCTTTTTGTTTTTTCTTTATGCTTTTTTTATTTTTCCTTATTTCTAAAGTTAGTTTTCTAAAAAGCTCATCAAGTTTAGCCCGATACTGGCCTTCAAGTCTTTCAAGTGTTTGATCACGCAAAGGAATATGAGTGACTTCTTTTTTTAAAATCGATTTTTGATTTTCACCACCGCCACTATTTTGATTATTGCTCTCATTTGATGATAAAGGAACTAAATTAAAAGGAATATAAATTACATCGCCACCTTTCACCGGTTCTTTTTTGTCTTCGGACCTTACTTCATTTATTGTTAAAAATCCAGCACGCAATCCAGTTTCCCATTTTTTAAGTTTCATCTCTACGTTCTCTGGGGTTGGATCTTCGAAACGAAGAGTATAGTCTTTACCATCGGAAAATAAAGGCATATAAAACTGATTTAATTTGTCAAAGATAAGTCGAAGTCTTGGTTCAATTGTTCTTTTGGCAAAGACATATTCAGAGGCTTCAGCGTTGGCTCGGTTAACATCATCGGTTATTGCCAATACTGTTTTTGGCACTTTGAAAATCGATAAAATCTCATCTCGAGAAAAACGTCGCTGTTCAATAAAATCCATATCTTTTTGTTTTATGGTTAAAGATTGCCATGTCAAACCTGCCTCCAATATCATCGGCCGGTGTGCATTTTCTTTTCCTTGGTATCTTTCTTGCCATTGTTTTTTTAATCGCTGGAATGCCTCTTCTGATATTTCTTGATCGGTTGATAAAACACCTGATGGCATCGCTCCATTTTCAAAGAAGTTTTTATTCCACTCAACTGCGTTTATATCACCCTCAATTGAGTGCTTGGCCATTTCAATTGTTGAAACACCTTCTATTTGGTTAAATGGGTGAGGACGTTTGATTTCAATTAATTCATTAACATCAAATGGCACTTTTTCATTTTTTAAGTTATAGTAGACATATCCAGCAAGCAAGCTATCTTTTCCTGGAACCGGTTTTGTTCTTTGAGGATCTAATAACCAAAGTTCTTTTGGTTCGCCTTTGCCATCAAGCACAGGATAGATATAGGCTTTTCCAAAAGCATCAATATGAGAAGAAACAAGATAAAAAAAATCGTAAGAGGATTGAAGAGGATTTGGTTTATATAAAAGTTTAATTGATGGGTGATTTTCTTCTTTTACCTGGCTTTTATCATCTTTTTTAACCGCAAAAAATCTATTTGCGGCTACATTTTGAGCTATTGCATCAATACAAGAAAAAACAATGCCATAATAATAATCACGACGCGTGAATGTTCTACCAACTCCCCAAGGGATAAAAATACTAGAAAACACAGGTTTTCGACTTAAGGCTTTGGTGATTGTTTTTAAAAAGTTTAGTGGATTCATACAAATATTTTATGGATGGAGTGTGTATTTTTTTTATTGGCGCCTTTTAAAGAAAGCGTATTTTGGGTTCGGGTTTTTTTGGGGTAAATGTTAAAGCAAAAGCATCAGCAAAGTCTGGAGATTTGCCAGTTCGACGAATTAACTCATCTTTTGGTTCTATTTGCAAAACCTTATCGGTTGAGATTTTATATTTTATCCAGTGAAGTTGTTGCCAGTTTTGATTTTTATAAAGTTTGCCGCCAGCCTCAATCCATTGTTTTGCCTTCCAATAAATCTCAGCTTTTAAGTTTTTAAATTTAGTTTTATCCTGTGGTTCCTGGCCAAATGAGACGGCGTTAACTTTTATTCCTTTTTCTTTCAATCTATCAGTGACTCCTTTTCCAACACCGGTGTCATCAATAAAAATATTTGATGGTTCTACTTTATACTCCTTTATTATTCTTTCAACTTCATTTATGTTTGTCATTGTATCATTGCTTTGGTTTTTACTTTCAATTATTGCCACATCTTTATTTCGCAAAACATTAAAATCCCCACCGGCTCCAATATCAACACCTAAAATCCAATCAGTTTTTTCCTCTTTCGGTAAAGTTTCGGTATATGCTTTTTCAATTTGTTCTAAAGTTAAAAGGGTTCGGTATCCTCGCTGATCTATCTCATCTTCGTCTGGGAATTTGCACTCATATAAAATATCAAAAAAAGCCTCTTGTCTCATTTCTTCAATAAATTCAGGTGAATATCTTCCTTCTTTTAAACCGATTTTATAGTCAATAAAAATCTTATTGTATAAATTTGAATGCCAAGTGCGGTAAAAGTGGTTTCGGTAAAAGGGATTGCCTATTTCCAAAAGAAACTGGTCATCGTAAGAATACCCACCAAGCATTCTTTTAACGGTTGCGTATAAAGCGTCATCAATTAACGATGACTCATCCAAAATTATTCGATTGCCGCCAAATCCCATTGCCGCCTCAATATTTCTTTTTGTGTTTCTGGCATCCAGTGTCAATGTTCTTACACCTCCACCGGTTTTAAAAGTTATATAGTCTCTTGATCTTTGTCTTCGAAGTCGGTCAAGTTTTTCTGATGGGTCAAGTTCAAGTTGATCTAAAAACAAAACATTATCGAAGCAGTGATCAATTA